TCGGCACATATTACGTCACCTGCCCGTACTGCGGATACCGCCTGGTGTCCGCTCAGCAGGCGGTCATGGATGGCTTGGCATGGTGACGCTCGACCCGCCACCGGACTTGGTGGAGATCGCCGAAGCCTTGGATGCGATGGCGAAACCACACGTGGGAAGCGGCTGGGCGAACACCAACTACACCGGCCTGCCCTGCACCACGCCACGGCAGGAGGCCATCTGGATGGCATACAACGGAATCACAAGAGGGGAGGATTGATGGCAAGGCGTGGTTACGTGCAGCTCGTTAACGGCTTCTATCTGAACGGCAAGGTGCTCGAACTGATGGACGAGTGCCCTGCTGCAGTGGCGCGTTTCTGCATGATACTGAGCTTCTGCGGCGATAATCTCACGGATGGATACGTGAGCCGTCGAGACATGAGGTACGTACTCCGCGCCACCGATGAGGAGCTGCGGCTCCTGCTTATGGAAAACATGCTCGAAGAGGTCGATGAAGGCTACGTGGTCCATGATTACACCGAGCACAACCGCAGTCGTGAGCAGGTGCTGCGCTCCCGCAAGAAGACCGCCGAACGCGTCGCCAGGCATCGTGAAAACGACGATGTAACGGCGTTACATGCATCGCGTAACGGCGCTACATCCCAGAAACACCAGAACACCAGAACACCAAAGAAAGAGAAAGAAGAATATTCTTCTTCTTTCTCCAAAGAAATCGGCGTAAGCGACTTCGAGCTGGTCAGGGAGAAGGCCCACGCCAATGCCGCCATAATCCGCGATTACCCGAATCTCGACCTGTCGGACGCGTGGAATGCCTTCGCCGCTCGCCACTACGGCGAGACACGCACCGTCAACGACTGGTGCCGCCAATGGAAAGGCTGGTGCCAACGCAGAGCCAAGATGAGCGGCATACCACCCTCGAAACCACACGTGCACACGTGGCAGTGTTCCCACGTGCTCCAAGCGCTCGGACGCGACAAGGAAACCGCCACACCAGACCAACGAGCCTGCCAGATGGCGAAACAACTCAACAAGGAGAAATCATGAAACATGACGAACCGGCAATCATGTACAGCCGAGAATGGTTGGACCACGAACGCCGCAAGGCATGGCGAGAAGGCTACGCCGCAGGGTGGAAAGACCAGGAATGCGACTTCCCGCAATATACAAGCGAAAACCCATACAAGGAGACCATCGAATGAAACGCAACCCGTTTGAAATCGCGTTCGGCATCGTGCTGACCGTCTGCCTATGCGTTGCGCCGATCATCATATTCATCCTCGATTAAGGAGTTCAAAAATGAGTGACAACGTCAATCATCCAAAGCATTACGAGAACGGCCCGTTCGAATGCATCGAACTGACCCGCCTGTTGAGTTTCGACTGGGGCAACGTGGTCAAATACTGCTACCGCTGGCAGTCGAAGAACGGCGTCGAAGATCTGAGGAAGGCGCTCTGGTACGCGAATGACGCGGTGATACACGGCATACCGCTCTACGCTGACACCAATTTGTCCGGCCTGTGCAATGCATTGTTCTCCGCCCTCGTGGACACCGATTGGGCGGGACTTAGACACATTTGGTGGGCATTCGCGAATAACTGTTTGAAAAAAGACATTCTAACGACCCTCAAGAACAAGATCAACGAAATCGAAAAGGAAGGTGAGTGATGGGCGACTTGGACAAGGTCAAGACAATTCTGATCGTCGCACTGGTGGTCCTGATGGGATTAAACATCTATGCGCACTGGCATCTAGCCACGCATCCCGATTACGGCATGACGACGGTCAAGACCGGCGACGTGACATGGGTCTGCCTCACCGACCACGGCACGACCATCGGCTGCGACACAGTGGAGGCATACAAATGAAGAAAATCCTCGCGGACATGATCATCAAATGGCATGAGGACGGCATCACCCTGGAAGAAACCGCCAGACTGGTCCCGCAAGTGCCAAAAGCCGAAATCGCCGCACTCATCAAACAGCACGACAAGGAGACCAGACTTTGACCGACTGCCAGCACTGCCACAAGCCAATGCAACAGGCGTCCGCGAGCATGCTCTGCCCGAGCTGCCGTGAAGACTACTGGACCATGATTTATCAGCTCGGACACATCCAGCTTCCGACCCTGCGAAGCATCATGTTCCGCCAAGCACACATCGGCCCCACAGGCCACACGCCAAACAAAGGCAACGCGCCACTGCCCATCGACACCCGCGCGCAAGACCTCATCGCAGAATCCGAAGCATGGCTAGCCGAACAGGCAGGCAAAATCAGACCGCAATACGCGGATTACCGCTGGCGGAAAGCATGGTATGCAATCATCAGCAACCGGCACACCGTCCTCAACATGAGCACCGCAGCAGACGACTACGCCAGCCTGCAACACATCATCCGACGCAACGAACAAGCATTGACACCGGAAGACGAGCTCATAATCCTCGGCACCTGCCCAAAATGCGACAGCATGCTCACCGGCACGCCAGAAGCAGAATCGGTCACATGCCAAGACTGCCACAGGGAATGGGCTGTGCCAGCAATCAAAGCAGCCCGAGACGAAAGACTATGGCAAATGCAAATCACCGGCACACCAAGCGACGCGGCCAAGGAGCTGAAACGATACGGCCTGACCGTATCACGCAACCTCATCAGCCAATGGCTCAAACGCGGCAAACTGTCGCACGCCACGCCGACAGAACACAAGCGGCAGTACATGTTCAACCTCGGCGAACTGGCCGCACTACTTGACTGTCACCGTTGAAATGCTATACTGTCGTATGTTCGTAGAATGGTTCAGCCAGAAAATGGTTGGACCATTATTCATATTCAGCTTCGATAGCTCAACGGCAGAGCAGGCGGAACAGCGCAAAAACCAACGGTCGGACCCCAAACCAACCATGGCGCCATACTGCACGCATAACCATGATGACAACGACGCATTCCACCCAAGCCGGTCCGACTCCGGCACGAAGCACCACAAGGCGGTGACACATGCCGAGAATCCGCAAGACCACACGCCAATTCGAAAAAGACAAAGCCACATTCTTCAACCAATGCAAAGCACGGCATGCGGTCTGCTGGCTCTGCGGAATGCCCATCGACTACGAGGCGACGAAGAACACCACTGATGATTCATTCAATCTCGATCACCTCTATCCCGTCTCGAAGCACCCCGAGCTGCAGTTCGACCCGGCAGGCTTCAAACCAAGCCACACCAGCTGCAACCGACTAAGAGGCAACAGTGACCCGCCCGCACCAATCGGCGTGCTCTCAAGACAATGGATAACAACAGCATGAGCCCTCACAGCAAGGGGTAGGGGCGGTGAAATCCTGAAACCAACGACAGAGCGCAAGACGTCCCGCGTGGTTGCTCTTCCTCTCCCCGACGGACGAAATTGACCGGGGGTCGCGCGCGCGATTGCAGATTCGAGGTGAAGCATGTCGGCGAAATTCCCGAGTCATAATGTGGCGGAGGCTTTGGAGCGCTCATTGAAGAACGCCGATGGGCTGAAGGCCGTGAATTCCGCAGTGGTCGCGGCCGCCCGCGTACTGGCTGGTCGGATTGACTTCCTGAATGCCACCGGATTCGTTGACGAGAACGGGAAGATCGACAATGTGACTCTGCCGACTTTCCTGAAATACTGCCAATCTCTCGGATTGACTTTGGACGCTCCAGCGAAGGTCGGGCGTCCGGCCAGGCAGAAGCCCGAAGTCAGGGCTGAGGAAGCGAAGAGCGACAAGGTTATCGCGATGGATGATTTCATGAAGCGGTTCGGCTGAGAGGTGGTGTCCGATGGCGGCTGAGAATCTTACGGTTTTCGGTGCCATCGACGATGAGCATCATGGTGTGACCCTGCCGCGTATCTTCACGCCGCCGCTCAGGCCGTTGACCAAGGAGACCAGCAATGGTTTCGCGGTTATCGCGTTCGCGGAAATCATGCTGCACGTCCACCTTTACCCGTGGCAGCAATGGCTTTTAGTGCATGCGCTTGAACTGCTGGAGGATGGCAGCTATCGCTTTCGTAAGGTGATTGTGCTTGTGGCCCGTCAGAATGGCAAGACCACGCTGATGGGCGTGCTTGCCGCGTGGTGGTTGTTCGTGGACTCTAATAAGCATCCCGACCGAGTGCCGCCCGTCAAATTCCTGGTGGTCGGTGCCGCGCAGACGTTGGACAATGCGAAGGGCCCGTACAATCAGGTCAAGGAGTGGTGCAATCCTCAGCCTTCTACCGATGAGGAAGCGGATCTGGTCATTCCTGATCTCGCCGCGATGACGCAAAAATTCGTCAACACTAACGGCGAGGAGGCGATCATCACCCGCTCGAAGGCCAGATATATTGTCCGCGCCGACAAGAACATTCGAGCCAAGTCGGCGGCGCGTGTGGTGTTCGATGAGTTGCGTGAGCAGCATACTGATGATGGCTGGAACGCTGTCAGCCAGACCACGAAGGCCGTGTGGTCGAGCCAGTTGTGGGGCATTTCGAACGCTGGCGACTATCGGTCTGTGGCGTTGCGCAAGCAGGTGGACAAGGGCCGCAAGCTTGTTGACGAGTGGACTCGTCTGAGCGTCGACGGTGGCAATCCGGCCGACGTGTTCCTGTCCGGCGAGCAGGACGGCAGCTTTGGATATTTCGAATGGTCTGCGCCTGACAAGTGTCCGGTGGATGATGCCGATGCGATCCGTCAGGCGAATCCGTCGCTCGGCTACGGTCCGATGACCGTCATGAGCGTCAGATCCGATATTGACGGCATGACCGAGGCCGCTTTTCGTACCGAGGTCCTGTGCCAGTGGGTGACGGCTGACATCATTCCTTTCATCAATCCGAAAATGTGGGCCAGCGGAATTGATTCGCGTTCCACGATTCCGAATGAGAATCGAGTGGTGCTGTCCGTGGATACGAGCGCGGACCGTAAGACCACGTATGTGGCCGCTGCCGGAATGCGTGCGGACGGGTTGCCGCACGTGGAGTTGATTGCTCGTCGTGACGGCATGCTGTGGGTGCCGCACTTTTTGGATTTGCTTCGTGAGAGCTGGCCGGGCATTTGTGAGATTGCGGTGCAGTCGAAGGGTTGTCCGGCAGTCGATTTCATCGACCCGCTCACCGAAAAAGGCTGGAACGTGCATCTCATCGAAGGCTTCCGGTTGGGCGCGTGCTGCGGCCGCTTCCATGACCGTGTGCGTGAGGGCAAGCTACGGCACCTGCCGCAGCCCGCCATCGAACAGCAGGTGAGCGTGGCCGTATCCCGGCGTCTTGGCGAGGTCGAGGTGTGGGACCGCACCAAGTCCGCATTGCAGATTTCCGGCTTGGTTGCCGAATCTCAGGCATTGTATGCGTTGGAGACCATGCAAGTCGAAGCGGAGACACCGAAATATGTGCCGAGCGTGACCCATTTCGCAGTCGTATGACCCAGTGAGGAGGTTTCATGGGGTTCTTTTCCAGATGGCTCAAGAAAAGCCCGGTATCTGTGGCCCAGAAGTTCTCCGAATCGCCAGTGAACATTTCGCAGGTCGCGCAGCTGCCGATCGATTGGTTCGGCGCTGGCGTTTATGATCGTGAGGCTGCGGTGCGTACCGTCATTGACCATATCGCGCGGAATATCGCCAGTATGCCGTTCAAGGTTTACACTCGCCAGCCTGACGGTGACCGCGTGGAGGATACCACAAGCCCGTTGGCGCAATTGATGGCCAAGCCGAGTGTGCTTCCTGGCATGACACGTTACCGATTCTTCTACTCGCTGCTCTGCGATGGCCTGCTCAATGATCGGTGGCTGTGCCTGCTCGATGCCGACAAGCAGTCCGGCAGACTGTGGCTGCGGCGTATTCCGGTGCAGAATTTCACGCTTTCCGGCAATACTCTTGATGAGATCACCGGCGTGCAGATCAGCACCGGACAGCCGGAAGGAAGCCAGTATTTCAAGCTGCCAGACCCGCAGATTCTGCTTGATGTGGGGTACAGCACGTCCGGCATCGGCGGTTCTCCGGTGTCCGGCACTCTCGCACCGCTTTTGGCGGAGGCGCGTGAGATGGCCGAATATCGTCGTGCGATTGCCAAGAACGGCGGTCAGATTCCGGCGTACATCTCGCGTCCGAAGGAGATGCCGTGGCCGTCGCAGGAGGCGCAGGACGAATTCGTGCAGGGCATGCGCAATTACAAGGCTGGAGGCAATCTCGCCGGTGGCTGGCCCCTGCTCAACGACGGCATGGAAATCAAGACAGTGGACGCGTTCAAGCCGATCGACATGCAGGACATTGATGCGAGGGACAGAATTCGCATAGACGTGGCCAACGCTTTCCATATCGCGCCGGAGAATCTTGGCTTTCGCAGCGGCACGAATTCCAACATCGCTTCCTTCAAGGAGCAGATGTGGAATGTGGAATTGATGCCGTACATCGTGGCGTTCGAACAGTCGCTCAATCTGCTGCTGCCTGACGCGCTCGGCCAGCCGGACGCCTACATCGAAGCGAATGTGGATGCGAAGCTTCGCGGCACGTTCTCCGAGCAGTATCAGGCGCTCAGCACGGCCACGGGGCGCAGCTTCATGACCACGAACGAGGCGCGGCGCATCCTCAACTATCCGAAGCTCGATGGTGGCGACGAATTGGTGACGCCATTGAATGTGGCAACCGGCGGACAGCCCAGCCCGCAGGATGGCGGCAGGACGCAGAACGCGCAACAGAACAATCCAGTGAACGGAGAAGGACAGTGAATCTCAAACAGCTCAGATTCAACGTGAAATCCTTGGATGATTCGGCTGGCGAAGGCGTTTTCAGCGGCTACGCCAGCACTTTCGGCAACAAGGACCTGCAGGGTGACGTGATCGCCAAAGGCGCTTTCGCGGAGACCTTGGAGAAGGACTACGCCGGCGGAGCCGGCATCCCGATCCATTGGAACCATCAGGACGGCAAGCCGACCGACATCATTGGACGCACCTTGAGCGCCGTCGAGGACGAGAAGGGCCTGCTCATCTCGGCCCAGCTCGACATCGAGGATAATCCAACCGCCCAGCAGGCTTACGACCTGCTCAAGGATGGCAGGGTCCATCAGATGAGCATCGGCTTCGTGCCGACGAAGACCGCGTGGATCACGGAAAAAGGCGACGGCCCGTGGGGCGGCCATTCCGAATTCCAGCAGATCAAGCTTTTCGAGATCAGCGTGGTGCCGGTGGCCGCGAACCAGCAGGCCGAGATTCTGGCGGTGAAGTCAGGTCGCGCCATCAGCTCCGCCAACGAGGAGAAGCTTCGTGCTGCATTGGCGTCGCTGGACGAGGTGCTGGAAGGCATCGATTCCGACAATTCCAGCACTTCCGATGAAGATAAGCCGGATGATTCCAAGACCGGCGAGAAACAGGATGATAAGAAGCTTGCCCCTGATAAGGGTAGGGACGCGGAAGCTGAGAAGGCCGAGCGTCTGAATGTAATCAAATCCGCCCGTGAATTGGTCACTGGCGGCAAGGACAACAAGGAGACCAAATGAGTTTCAATGATCGTCTCGCCAAGACCAAGGCCGCCATCGAAGCGGTGCTGGCCAAGGGCGAGGATAATCTCACCGCTTCCGACATCGAGAAGCTGAAGGGGCTGAACGCCGAAGCGCACGAATTGCAGGATTCCATCGAAACGGTGGATGCGGTGCATAAGCGTTTCGCGGGATTGACCGACAATTTGGCGGACACCCAGAAGAGCGGAGCCGCATCCGGCGAGTCTCTTGGCGATTTCGTCGTGAAGAACATCGGCGAACAGCTGGCAAAGATAAAGGGAGTTTCGGGAGCGTCAATCGCAGCGCCGGAATGGGCTCCGCGCCGCAAGGCCAACACTGACACGCAGGTCACCGGCGGCCCGTCCGGCGTGTACGGCTCGCTGTTGACCTACGTGGACCCGAATTTCGTCCAGGCTTACCGTCGTCCGACCATCACCAACCTATTCGGTGTCGGCGCGATGAGTGGACAGGCCATCATCTACTACGTGGAAGGCGAAAAGGAAGGCGATTTCGACACCGTCGGCGAAGGCGAGAAATTCAGCCAGATCCATTACGCCGACGCCACCGAGCACACCGACGCATTATCCACCATCGCTGGATTCATCAAGGAATCCAACGACATGATCACCGACCTCGCATTCTTGAAGTCCGACATCGATGGACGTCTGCTCTACAATCTGAGCATCGTCGAGGAGAAGCAGCTGCTCAACGGCGACGGCACCGGCAAGAACATCAATGGCCTGCTGAATCGTGAAGGAATCCAGTCATACACCGCTACAGACGCCGGCAATGACGTTGCCGTCCTGCACGCGCAGTCGATGATCTCCACCACGACCGGCATGATGCCGGATGCCCTTGTCATCAATCCGACAGACTATGAGGCCATTCGACTGAAGAAGGACAATGATGGCAACTTCATCGGCGGTGGACCGTTCTACGGCGTGAATGGCGGCTCGCTGACCATCACTCCGCGCCTCTGGGGTCTGAACACCGTGGTGACTCCCGCTGTCGATGCCGGCACAGCTATTGTCGGATCCTTTAAGGGTGCTGCCACCTTCTATCGTAAGGGCGGCGTGACGGTCGAGGCCACCAATTCCAATGACACCGACTTCATTTCCGATCTGGTGACCATTCGCGCCAAGGAGCGTGTGGCTTTGGCCGTGCGCAAGCCGAAGGCTTTCGTCAAGCTGACTCTTAAGTAAGGAGACGTGATATGGCTCGACAGTTTCGAGTGATTCCAGCCTCGGCGGCGAAACTTGACCCGAATGCCAACGTGGCCGATGTGGTCTTCGTCGGGGCCAACGGCAAGCCGACCGATATTGGCAGCGCTGCAGTGAAGCCTGCAACGCATGTGGCTTTGGCCGCCGGCGCCACACCAACCAAGAGCGAATTCGACGCCCTGGTCAATTCTCTGATTGCGGCTGGCCTGATGGCTGCAGAGTAAGCGTGGAGGTCGGCATGAGTGATGTGAATGTGATTCCTGACATGATTGCCGACCCTTCGGCTTTCGAGGATGACGCGCAGTTTCGGCTTAAGGCCGCGCAGTCGGCGATCAGGCGTGAATGCGGTTGGCATGTCATGCCGAACGTGGCTCTCAGCGGAGTCATCAACTCTCGCGGCGGCACGGTTATTCGACTGCCCGCCCGTCATGTGACGAGCATCGAATCATTGACCGACCGCGACGGCAACAAGCTGGCTTATGCATATGACCCTGAGACGGGTCTTGTGGAGTCGCTTTCCGGTGGTTTCCCGGTCGGTGTTGCGGCCATCCGCTACGCGATCCATGCCGGCTATGATGACGCGCCGGACGTGCAGCAGGTGCTCATCAGCGCCGCGAAGCGAGCTGGCATGAGTCCGGTCGGGCTCGTCACCTCGCAGTCCACCAACGGCTCCAGCGCGAGCTTCGACGTGGTGTCGCTCATGCAGGCGGAGAAGGACAAGCTCAAACCCTACAGGCTTGGAGGATTGCCATGAGCCTGCTTGACGACATGAATGCCGGTGGCGGCGGATGGCGTATGCCGGGCGTGACCAAGTGGCGGCGACTGCGCGCCAAACGCAAGGCCAACCCGTACAATCCGGCGCAGAACGAGCCAGACTGGAGCGTGCCTCCGGACGAGCTCGCCATCATGGGCGCCCTCTCATCCAGCTCCAGCATCCGCACGCCGGACACGCTCGACACACAAACCGAATCAACGGCGTACCTCACCATCCCTGATCCGACAGCCGACGTGAAAATCGGCGACCGGATCCGCGCAGACCCCGACGACGGACGCTTGTGGGAAGTCGACGGATTCCCCTCGAAGGACGCGAACGCATTCACCGGCTGGCGTCCGACCTTGGAATGCCGTCTGACGGAGAGAAAGGGCTGAACAAATGGCGAAAAGCAGGATATCGGTCAACTTCAACCAGAAATTTTTCGACGAGATTCTCAATAGCGCCGGAGTCAAGGCGCTCACCACGCTGGCCGCGAACAGGGCACTCGCCTACGCGAAGGCGTCCGCTCCGGTCGATACCGGCGCATACCGCGACGGACTTGGAATCGAGGAGGTTAAAAGGGAGCACCGAACGACCGTCATGGTCGTCGGCCACGACCCGAAGACCCTGCTCGTGGAGGCGCAGACCGGCAATCTGGCCAAGGCGCTGAAGAAGGCGAGGGTCTGATGGCAAGCGTCATCCCACCCGACCTCGAACTATTCCTCACCGGATGGCTGCGCTCCAACATCACGGACATCCCCGGCCTGCAGGTCGGAAACCGTATCCCTGACGGTTACGACGGTTCCTATCCGCTCGTGGTCGTGCGTGATGACGGCGGCACGCAATCCGCCAACCGCGTGACGTTCGACAGGTCGATAGGCGTCAACGTGCTCGGATGGACGCGCAACGATACGAAACCATGCCGTGATCTGGCGGCCCGCGTGTACGGCGTGCTGACCGGAGAGCCCGGCATCCTCATCGGATTCGCCGAAGGCAGCCGCATCTGCGCCGTCGTGCCCGACGGATGCAACGGCCCGTACCCGGTCGGAGAGGACGCGGCATGGTGCCACTACTACATGACCGCCGAATATTCGACGGCCGGAATCAGACAACCCTAAGAAAGGAAACGCCATGGCCAAAGACAGTCAAGGCATGGATCTGGGACAGGTGGAGGCGCTCGTCACCGCAGCCATCATGATCGTCCCGTACTCCACCGAAAACAAAATCACGCCGGAGATGATCGCACCCAGCAATGCAACGCCGGAACTTCCGGCCGCCTACAATCGGTCGACCGCATGCATCGGACTCGTCAAGTCCGACGGCGGCAACCAGGATTCGCGCGACGGCGACGACCCCATCGAGTTTTTGCAGGACGGTTACAAAAAGCTGCCGTTAGCGACCAGCCTCACGCAGACTTTCAGCCCGGCCGAAAACAACGCGCTGACCCGCAAGATCACCATCGGCGAGCCGGACGCCCAGGGCGTCTACCACGTGGCCGACATCATCCAGGATGCGAAGTGGATGGTGTATGAGGAGGAGACTTTCGACACTGGTCGTGTGCACCGTCGTGCCGGCGTCATGCAGGTCACCGGCAACGAGCCGGACCAGCAGGAGCGTGGCTCGGTCACAGGGCGAGCATTGACCGTCGAATGGATGAAGGATCCGCTGTATGTGGATGCGGAGCATCCGAACACCCGCTGGATCGAAAGCTGGTACGACCCAAAAGCGTGACGGCGGTGGCCGTGACCTCGGCTGACGGCAATACGAGGCCGTCGGTCGTCCAAGGCGCGAAGCTCGCGCTCAAGGCCGTCGCCACCCATGTGGACAAGACCACCGTGGACGTGACCGGACAGGCCACATTCAAGTCCAAGGATGCAGGCGTGGCGACCGTCGATGGCGGCACGCTCACCGCCGTCAAGGCCGGGAGCGCGAGGATCAACGCCACATACGACGGCGTGACCTCACCCGATCTGACTGTCACCGTCACCGCACGCGCCGCCTGACCGGCGGACGAAAATCTTCCCGGACCGTCTATCTCGCCTGTCTGCGCGGTCCGGGAATCTTCTTTTTTCACGGCAGGCAGGCGAAAAGCAGATAGGACAAGACAATGACTTCAACTTCCACCGACTTCAAACCGACCGTCGAGGATTTCGACCAGTGGACGGAAAAAAACGATGAGGAGGCGTTCGCCTCCATCGCGCAAAACTACAAGGTGCGCCACATCATCAAGGGCGATGTGTATTGGGCGCTCGTGCCCGGCGGTCGCACGTACAAGCTTCCACTGTCGATGAGCATCGACGATTTCACGAGACTTTCGAACACGTCCGATGATACGGAGAGCGTCGAACAGCTCAAGCGCATGCTGAGCGCCTTCGCTGGCGACAAGCAGGCGGAGCAGCTGAACGGCGAACCGGTGCAGGTCGTGTTCAACCTCCTGTCCGACTATGGCGACGCGGTGGTGCGCGCGCAGGGCACCTCACTGGGAAAATCCAATGGTTTTCCCGCCAGCTCGCCGAACACGGGAGCGTGATCCGAGCCGATTTCACGGCGCATGGGTGGAGTCTGCAGGCCGATCTTGGCGGCAGGCTCCGCTACGGCGACGCGATAGCGCTCCTCGAGCAGATTATCGGCGATCCGTCATCCTACACGGGCGCGGAGCTCAACGGCTTGGATTATCCGGTCCGGTGGGGTGAGATACCGGTCGTCTACGCGCTTGGCAGCGACGAGTATCCGAAGCCTTTCGATTCGCTTGCGAAACGATTGCGGGCGGATAGGGAGAAGGCCGAGCGTGAGCGGCTGCGCGAACAGACCAAGGGCATGAGCCCGGTTTTCCGGACTCTTTACGAAGACTGAATAACTGAATAGTGGAGGTGCCGCATGGCGTTCGGCAGCGAACTTGGTTCCGCGCACATCAGCGTGTTCCCCTCGATGAAGGGTTTCCGCAGCGTGGTCAACAAGGAGGTCGGCGCGAGCGGCAAGGCCGCGTCGAAGGCTTTCGATTCGAGCATGAACGGCGGCAAAAGCGGCGGACTGTTCGGACACGCGTTCAAAACCGGTTTCAAGCAGTCGGCGAACGATTTCAGTGCTGACGTGCTGAAATCCTATGAGCGTGACGTGGCGAAATCCACGGCCGCATACCGTCAGGCCATGCTCCAGCAGAAGGCGGCGGCGAATCAGGTGCGTGCCGCCGAGGAGAGCGTCGCCAATGCCATCGCCAAGCATGGTGAGGGCAGCACGCAGGCCGAGGCCGCGACCATCAGGCTCGAACAGGCTCGATTGAAGCTGTCCACCATGACCGACCGGGCGACGCAGGCCGAGAACCGGTTGAAGGATGCGCAGAAGGCGCTCAAGGACGCGCAGGACAATCTCGCTTCCAGCAGTGGTTCGCTTGGATCGGCGTTCAAGAATCTTGGCGCGACCATCGTCCAGCCGGTCTCCGGCGCGTTCGTACGGGTCAAAAACGCAGCAACGTCGGCGTTCTCCGGCATCGCCACGAAAGCCCGCGACGGCATGAGCGCTGCCGGCGCTGCCATGCAATCCACCGCGTCACGTCTTACCGCGCCATTGTCGGCAAAGTTCTCGTCGATGAGCTCGGCCATCGCGGCAAGGATACCAGCACCTTTCAAAAACGTCAGCAATGCCATCGGCGGCTATCTCGGCAACGTCGGCGGCGCGGTCGGCGGCGTGCTGTCGCAGATTCCAGGGGCCGCCGGCAGTGCCGCGTCGGCGATAGGCTCCAAGCTCAAAAGCGGCGCAGACACCGCATGGAATGCGATCAGCTCCATGTCGGGCAAGGCCGTCGGCGCCCTGAAGGGCGTCGCCACGGTCGGACTGGCTGGCGTCGGCACCGCCGTCGCGGCTTTGGCTGGCGTCGGCAAGAGCGCTCTCGACGCATACGCGACATACGAGCAGGCCGTCGGCGGCGTGGACACGCTGTTCAAGGACGCTTCGGGCACCGTGCAGAAATACGCGGCGGAAGCGTACCGGACAGCCGGAGTGAGCGCCAACGAGTACATGACGCAGGTCACGAGCTTTTCCGCCTCGCTGATCAGCTCGCTCGGCGGCGACACTGCGAAGGCCGCGGAACTCGGCAACACCGCCATGGTCGACATGTCGGACAACGCCAACAAGATGGGCACCGACATCGAGTCCATCCAACAGACCTACCAGTCTCTGGCGCGCGGCAACTACGCCATGCTCGACAATCTGAAGCTCGGCTACGGCGGAACGAAATCCGAGATGGAGCGTCTGATCCAGGACGCGAACAAGGTCAAGCAGGCGAACGGGGAGATGGGCGACCTGTCCATCGACAAGTTCTCCGACGTGGTGCAGGCGATCCACATCATGCAGGAGCAGATGGGCATCAGCGGCACCACCGCCAAGGAGGCCGCGACAACCATCGAGGGCTCTGTCGGCATGATGAAGGCCGCATGGCAGAACTGGCTGGCGGAGCTCGGCAAGGACAATGCCGACATCAACGGATTGACCAAGCAGCTGGTAGATTCGGTCGGCACGGTCATCGAGAACGTGGGTCCGCGCATCGCGCAGATCATCACCGGCATCACCGCCGCACTGCCACAACTGTTCTCCTCATTGGGCAGCACGCTGCCGGCACTGGTCATGCAGATCCTTCCGCCAGTGCTCGGAGCGTTGGGACAGCTCGGCACGATGCTGCTGACCAGCGCGACGACATGGATCTCGACGAGCCTGCCCCAGCTGCTCGCCCAGTTCCAATTGTGGGTCACGTCGACCCTGCCGTCGTTTTTGCAAACCGGATTGACGATGGTCACGAACCTCTTGCAGGGCATCGTGCAGGCATTGCCTCAGATCGCGTCCACGGCGGTGACCGTGCTGACGACGCTGCTGGATGGATTGTCGGCCCAGTTGCCGCAGCTCATCCCTATCGGCATCAACGCCGTCCTTAACCTCGTGCAAGGCATCCTCAACAACCTGCCGCAGATCATCGACAGCGGTTTGAAGCTTATCCTCGGACTGGCGCAGGGCCTCATCAACGCCATGCCGGACTTGGTAGGCAAGGCTCCGATCCTTATCGGACAACTGGTCGGTGGCATCATCAATCGTCTCCCGCAGATCCTGCAGGCTGGCGTACAGCTGCTCTTCGTACTGGCCAACGGTTTCATTTCGTCGGTTCCACGGCTTATCGGCGCCATCCCCGGCATGGTCGGCCAGATCATGCGCGGTTTCACATCGGTTAACTGGGGTAGCGTCGGACTGAATATCATCACCGGAATCGCGACCGGCATCGCAGGCGCGGCAGGCAGGCTCGTGACTGCCGCTGTCAACGCGGCCACGAACGCGTTGGATTGGGTGAAACGCAGGCTTGGCATCCATTCTCCGTCACGCGTGTTCCGCGATCAGGTCGGTGAGATGATCGGCGAGGGCATGGCGGTCGGCATTGACGAGAGCGCGTCGAAGGTGAAGAAGGCGGCCGGACGATTGACTGGCATTCTGCCTTCGCAGGACGCCTCGTATTCCGTCGGCGTCGCCAACGCCTCGCGTGGCGTTAACGCTGCAGCTTACGGCAATGGTGGGAGCGTGACGAACATCACGCAGACGTTCAACTATCCGGCGATCGCGCCGACGAGCATTTCCACGCAGCAGAAGTTGCAGACAGCGGCCATGCCGCAATGGTGATTGGGAGGTTTCGCGCATGAAGGTCAGCTATTCTCTCAACGGCCAGCCGCTCGATTCCGAGCGGATGCGCGTGCTTGTCGGCACGACGCACTACACGGCGCTGTCGCCGATCGTTGACACCGTGCAGGTGCCAGGACGGCACGGCTTCATCGTCGGCTCGTCCATTCCGGTGTTGGATGCTCCGGAGCTGACAGTCAAGGTGGCGGCGTGGGGTGCGGATTCCGATTCGCGGATCGCACGCTTCCGCGCCATGTGCCTGTATGCGTCGAAGCTCACGCTCGGCAAAACGGAGACAACGGATGACGGCTATTCGCGCAGCATGGTCACGAGAGCGGTGTGCACGAGCTGCGAGCCGGACGATGATGAGAGGCCGTTCCGTGATCTGCGCGTCATGACCGCCGTTTTCCAACTGCCGGACGTGTTTTGGCGTGGCGTGCAGTGGCAGGAGGTGACGTTGGCCGCGTCGGGTGGCAGGCTGCTGCCGGGCGGGGTCTCGAAGCCGAGCGGTAAGGGGTATTGGACACGCTGGACAGGACTGCCGAACAATTCGCCGTCCATGCTTTTCGACACGCTTCCCGACGGCTGGCTGTCGGACGCGCCCATCACCACGCTGGTATTGCGCTTCGGTGCCGCCACTGGCGTGACCATTTCAGATCCGGTGAGTGGAACGAATCTCATGTGGGGCGGCCAGCGTGACGCCTCACGACCTTATCTCTTTATCGATGTGGCCAATCGCAAGGCGTGGACGGCGGCCAATGCCGACGCATGGTCCGGTGGTACGGACGCATCGAATGGCGTCGACTGGACCACCGAGCCACTGCAGGTGTGGCCCGCAATCGATTCCGGCGATTATCGCCTCGCAATCAAACAGACCGGCAGCGCCGACAAGGTGACATGCCGGTTTTTGCAATCTTGGGAGTGATTCATGGCAAAGTCCCTTCATGCTCGTCTCGTGGCCTATCGTCCTTTCGGCGAGCGAATCGGCGTCCTTGCGGAGCCGGTTAGCTTCAGCGCGTCGATGCTCCACGATGATGACGGCGCCATCTCGATTGAGTATTCGATGCTGTCCGGTGACGCGCAGGCGTTCGACCGTGAGCTGACCGATGGCCTGGAAGTGGCCGTGGAAGTGTCGGACGGTAATGGCTTCAAGGAGCCGGATAATGCGCGATTCGTCATCACGGGCCGCTCCGGCAAGACGGATGACCGTACCAAGACCATCACTTATTCCGGTCAGTCGATTGGCTGGCTGCTGTCCAAGGCCGAAAACAATGATTCGTCGCACCTCATCGCCGATGGCGATAACAAGGGTAAAAGGCCTTTTTATTCTTCTAATCCGGGCACGATTCTCAAGACTTTGCTGGACGAAAATCGTCAGCGTGGTGGCGTGGCCACTGGTCTGACCTTGGGCTTCGACACGGCCAAGGACGCGGCTGGCAGGAATTGGGCAAAAAAGTACACTCTGTACTATTCGCTCGGCACTGATTTGCAGACCATCCTGGACGCCCTGGTCAATGGTGGCGGCTGCGACTGGCGCACAAGCGGCAGGGTACTCAAGCTTTGGAATGCGGACAGCACCGCCTTGAGCCGTGACCTGAGCGAGAGCATTGTGCTGCAATTGGCGCGTGACATCAGCGAAGCCCCATTCGAGGAGTCCATCGCCGACCTGGCATCAACCATCCTTGTCGAGGGTGACAATAATCTGCTTTTTCGCATGGACAATCCGGCTGCTCCGACGCCTTGGGGCAAGTGGGAATCCTATAGCTCGCAGGGTGGCGTGTCCGATAAGGATACCGCGCAGGCATTCATGCAGTCCACGCTTGATGATGCGGCTAGGGTACGCGGCCAGTACACGCGCGATCTGGTGACTTCCGGCGTGGATGATCTACCGCTCATCGACTTCCACGCGGGCGACTGGATCACCGCGCCAACAGTCACTCACGGCGAGAAGGTGCGCGTGCAGGAAATCGACCTGAGCATGCGCCAGAACGAGGGCTTATCCTGCTCAATCGCTCTGAATGATATTAAGTATGACGCTTCCGTGCGTCAGGCGAAGAAAATCAAAGGCATCACCGGCGGTGCCGCATTGGCCGGCAGCGAGGGCGGCACGACCGCCTCTTCCGATCGCGACCATCGCGTACCGAAGGCCCCGCTTGGGCTTGTGGTGCAGACGGACGCCTACATTGGTTCGGACGGGTACGCCCACGGTCTGGCCACAGCCTCGTGGAGTGCGGTCACGCAGGCCACGAATGACACAGCCATCGAGATCTCCAATTATTTGGTCGAGTGGAAGCTGCACAAGGATGGCGCGCCCTGGCATTCCGCCGGCACGACTGACAAGACGCAGCTCGGTTTCGGAGTCTTGGATTGCGGCACGCAAATCGAGGTGCGCGTCAGGGCTGTGCCGACGTATTCGGACAAGCTTGGCGAATGGTCGGCCGTCGTGGTGGCAACTGTGGAGTCGGATACGACGCCATGCTCCGTACCGTCGAAGCCGGTATTGTCGTCCGAGCTTGGCGTGGTGACCGTCCACTGGGATGGCAGGACAAGCACTGGCGCGTCGATGGAATCGGACTTCGATCATGTCGAGGTCGGCGAGGGCGTCAATGCGGCCGGCATGACCGTCATCAGCGCCACGCAGTCCGGCCCGGGCGATTATCTCGTGACCGGCCTGAAAGCAGGCTCCCAGCACTCCTACGCCTTGCGCTCCGTCGATCATGCGGGCAATCGCTCCGACTGGTCCGCCATCGCTTCGGTGACCGTGGCTTCTGCTGTCTCGCCTGAAGAGGTCAAGCAGATTCAGAAGGATTTGGCTGACAATCAGACGGCTTTGAAGGATAACACCGCGAAGCTGGATCAGGCGCGGAAGGACATCCAAGCCAACAAGACCGGCCTTGACACGGCGTCCAAGTCGCTCGATCAGGCGCAATCCGACCTGTCGCAGGCCCGGAAGGATATCGCGCAGACCAAAAGCGACCTGACCACGGCGAATGGCGAGATTTCGAAGGCCAAGGAGTCGGCGGCGCAAGCGTATGCCGAAGCCCACTCGAAGAACCACACTTTCCGTGGTCCCGACGAGCCGAAGGATAATCTCATCGTCGGCGACCTGTGGCTCAAGACGCAGAAGTATTGGACGAGGTGGAAGGGCGAGAAGAACAATTCGCCGTCCATGCTTGCCGACTTCTACACGTACTGGCAGGGCGAAGCCAATAATTCTCCTTCCGCGCTCGTGCCGCTGTCGGATCGCGTGATTGAGACGCTTGTCTGGGATGGCTCCGCGTGGAACCACTTGGGCTATGCCGACGTGGAGAAGAACGCGAACGAAATCGCTCAGGCGAAGTCCGACATCGCGGATAACGCCGCGAAGACCACCGATGCGAAGAAGGCTGCTGAGAATGCCGCTGCCGCCGCGAAGACGGCTCAAGGCACCGCCGACACGGCGAATGGCGCGGCCAAGACGGCTCAGGATACCGCCAATGCGGCTCAGACTGCTGCGAAGAGTGCTACCGCGACTGCCGGTCAGGCAAAGGACGCGGCCAATGCCGCTCAGACCGCTGCCGAGAGCGCGAAGAAGACCGCAGGCAATGCGGAGACGCTGGCTAACACCGCCAATGAGTCCGCCAAGTCCGCCAAGTCCGACGCGGCTTCGGCCAAGACGGACGCGGCCAACGCCAAGACCACCGCTGCCAATGCGTCGAGCGTGGCGACTCAGGCCAAGGCCACCGCCGATAGTGCGGCTCAGTCCGCCACCGATGCGGCCAATGCCGCGCAGAAGGCCAATACCGCTGCCGCTGCCGCAGCTGGCGTGGCTAACGGCAAGGCCGACGTGCTCATCCAGGGCACGGCGCCGGATGCTTCGATGCGCAAGGCTTCGACCTTGTGGATTGACACCACGAATGGCGCGAACACGCCGAAAAGGTGGAATGGCAATTTGTGGGTGGCCGTGACGGATAAGGCCGCTACCGACGCCGCGAACGCCGCCGTCAAGGCCAATACGGCTGCGAAGACCGCTCAGGATACCGCCGACAAGGCTGCGACTGCCGCAGCTAACGCAGCGTCTCAGGCCAATCAAGCCAATGCGGCCGCCAAGAAGGCACAGACCACTGCTGATGGTAAGAATCTGATTTACCGTGGCCCCGACGAGCCGAATCATGATGGCTTGAAGCCGGGGGACATGTGGTGGAGGACCCAGAAGTATTGGACGCGCTGGAAAGGGAAGAAGAACGCAAGCCCATCAATGCTGGCCGACTTCTACACCTACTGGACGGGCGCGCCAAACGCTTCTCCGAGCGTCCTTGTGCCATTGTCCGACCGTGTGGTGGAAGTCCTGACATGGGACGGTACAAGATTCGAGCCATTCGACCTCGTGGCGAACAATATTCTCGCGGCTGGGACGGTGGCGGCGAAGCATCTCGCCGCCGACTCAGTGACCGCTGAGAAGGTCAAGGCTAATGCCATCACGGTGGACAAGCTGGCTGCCAATTCGGTCACGACTGAAAAGCTGGTGGCTGATGCGGTGACCGCCGCGAAACTCGCCGCCGACTCGGTGCAGGCGCGGAACATCGTCGCACTGGCCATCACGTCCGACAAGATTGCCGCCAATTCGGTGACCACTGGCAAGCTCAAGGTCACGGAAGACATGACCGTGGCGCTGCTCAACGTCCACAAGATTCAGGCGTCCGACATTGCGGCTAATGCCGTGACCACTGCCGCTTTGGCTGCTGGCGCGGTAAACGCCGACAATCTGGCCGCTAATTCGGTCAATGCGTCCAAGATTGTGACTGGTGCGATCACCGCCGACAAGCTCGCGGCGAATTCCGTGACGGCTGTCAAGATCGCGGCTGGCACCATCACGTCCGACAAGGTGGCGGCGGGCCAGTTCAAGGGCTATGTCTTCACCGGCGCGATATTCCAGAGCTCCGAGGCTGAGAATACGGGCATGAAGCTCAATAGCACGGCCTTGCAGATGTGGGACAGCAATCACAACCGCACCGTCTACCTTGACGGCGAGGGGAAGAGCAATGTGCTGACCGGCACTTTCCAAACCCGCACGAGCGGGCACAGGGTGCGCATCAGTCCGGATTATCGGGCCTACATCATCGGCGG